ATTCTCATCTGTTATATTTATACTGTCGATAAATCTATCTTCTAAATCTAAGACATTCACTAGAATGCTGTGGTCCTTCTTCTTAACTGCTAATTTAAAATCAAATCCGTCTACATTAATTACCTTCTGACATACATCGCCTATTTCGTAATACATCTTGACTTCCTCCGTTTTTCGTTTTATATTGAACGTGAATTAATTTTGCTAATCGTTTGTCTCTGTTACTTGTTGGCGCAAGTAGCAGTTTTTTATTCTTCATAAAAGTATTCTTTATAGAATATGAAAGTTGCAATACTTGCGAATCCCGCAATTGACCACGCTGTAGTGAAGTATAGAAACGGCATGAGTACAATTGCTAAGACTGTGAAGCATAATACTGCTAATAGATAGCTTTTATAAATGTTACTCATTTTCTTTTTTCAACGCCTCCATTATTCTCTCGTCTGACAAGCCGTGATAAGGGAATTTTTCTCTAGCTAATTGGACTGGTATTCTGCCTCGAATCGCAATGTAACCTTCGTCTTCAAGCTCTTTATTCAGTTCTCTTATTATTTGTCCTGCTTTGGATTTAGAAACAGATAAAATTACTGCAAGTTCTTTAGCTTGCAAACTATTTTTTATCATATCTATTCCTCCTTTTTATTTTTGTGTTGTGTATAATTTAGTTATCTCCTAGTGAAAGGAGGTGATAAGTATGGAATTTAATGATTTTCAAAATTTCTTTGGTGAACTTAGTAATCAAGCCGAAAAAGAATTCGGTGGTGACAGTGACTTTTTTAGAGATAGAATAAATAAGTTGAAAGAAGATGCTCCTGAAAACGTATCTTACGAAATTATTTATTCAATAGCTTTATACGAAAGCTTAAAAGCTCAACAAGATATGAAAATTTTGAATACAGTTAAATATCTTTTAGATCGTGACTAGCAATATCCAACAATGATTTGCTCTGAGCATTATTAATTTTTGGATAATCAAAATTTCTAAGTTTAAATCTTGTGTTTTTCTCAATCTTTACAACCTTCCACGTCACAACTGCCATTGTGATGAGGAGGGTTGTTTTGTATAGTGTGTTCATTGATAATTCCTCCTATTAAGATTTTTATTTTTCTCCTAAAAACTTATTAACAAAGTATTGTTGTCCTTTGCCTGTTACTTTTGGTGTACGTGATACTTTACTTGAACCATCTGGATTATTAATTATTCGTTTTTTGATATCCAAGATTTTTAGATCCATACTCTTTTGAGTTGGTAAGTTATAACTTTCTCCACTCTTTTTAATGAGATATCCATTATTTCTTAACCATTTGAACAATCTGTTTTGTCCTATATCAACACCGTTTTGTTTAAGTATTTTCGCTAGTTCTCCAACAAGTATTGAATTATCACTACCAGCTACCGAGTCAGCGAATAATACTTTTGGTTTGTTAACTTCTACTTGCTGTTGTAAAAGTAAGTTTTGCTCTTTTTCTTTCTTATACTCAGTCAACACTGTAATGATGTAGTCTGGATCTTTTAATGTTTGTTCAATTACATTGTCCGTTGCGTAGATACCATGTTTGCGAATAGCTGGTAGGACATCTGATGTTACCCAACGTTTGAATTTTCGAGCGGTTTCTCTGATTTTTTCGTTTTTGCTTTGTTTAGAAGCGTCGAAGATTAGACTGTATAATCCTGATTCGTTGATTAATGTCACAGTCCTTAATTGACCTGCGTACCTGATTTGGGTACGTAGCTTATCTTCATCCTCTACATGGTTATTTATAGCGTTTCGATAGTTTGAATATCCTAATATCTTAGCTACTTCGTTACCTACAACGTATGGTTCATTTTCGATTGTTAATGTATTTACTGGTAATTCTTCAAAATTAAATGTTTGTAATGCTTGCATAATGTTTATGCTCCTTTCGTGTATAATATTGTTATCTCCTGATGGAAGGAGGTGGTATTATGAAAAACTACTATCATCTTTTGTCTTTCGATGATGATTTGGCTAATGAATCTGTTAATAGCTTTCTCAAAGATGGTTGGGAGCTTGTTCACGTTGGGACAAAATTGACTCGGATTTTGGATAACGGACAAGCTTATTACAATACTGAATATGTTCTTGGCGGAACTAAGGAACAGTATGAAAAATACATTGCTGATTCTGAAAAAGCTGACAAGGATTTATTTAGCCAATTTCAACTTAGCGACGATGATTAGCTAAGTAATGTTGTTCTCTATCAATTAGGTAGAGAACTTCATTTATTTCAGCGTATGAAAGTTTAGTATTTTTAATTTCTGCGTTTAAGTTATCTTTTAATAACTTTTGCTCTTTGTTAAGTAAATTATTACCTGTTTCAATGCTATGAAGTTGCGGATTTACTACTCTTTTTATTTCTTGCATTTGTTGCGCCTCCTTATTATTCGAAATCTTCAATTGACAAGGTTTCAATTCGTTTTTGGTAACGATATAAATAAAAGTTCTTCAACATGTCATACATTCTGCTAGCTTCATCGTATTCACTCTCTTTTAAATCAGAATTAAGCGTTACACCAAAAGCTGATAATGTAAGTTTTCTAATGTGGTCATGAATTTCACTAGCGTATGCTTTGTAATTTTCATAACATCCTATTCCGTGTTGATATTTCTTTAAAGATAATGGATGTCCTAAGCCGAGATTGTCAGCACCTCTTAAACGTTCTGTATAAGCAAACTTTTTATTAATTTCATCAAAATCCTTATGACTGATTCTTACTTTATTGAAAATTGCACCTGAACTGATTGGTTTCTTGCCATTTATAGCTTCTCTAACTTCTTTCGCTATAATTTCCTTCAACTCTTCTTTGGTTAATGTGATTTGTTCCATGATGTCCTCCACTTTCTAGTTCATCAAACGTGAACTTTTTCTTTAAAAAAATATAAATGTATTTTTTCTACCGGTATACCTAGCAATTGTATAGCTTTCCATATTTCGCTATCTTTCCACCCAACTTTTCCGTTGAGTTTTAAGGATAAGCTTCTCTCGGACAACTTCATAGCAATAGCGAAATTGTACTGAGTGCCATACTTTTCAACTATCTTACCACTCAAACGCGAGTAGTCGTAACACATAAAAAACACCTCCTTTGAAGTTCATGTATCGTGAACTTAACTATACTTTACACCTTGTTTTGAATTAAGTCAACACAAAAATTCATGTTTTATGAACTTTTTTATTGAATTTTTGTTCAACAAGGTTTATTATAAAGTTATCAAACGGAGGTGCACTAAATGAGAGAAAAAGTTTCAAACAGACTAAAACACATCATGAAAATAAGAAATTTAAAACAAGTAGATATCATTAATAAATCGAAACCTTATCAAAAGCAACTAGGTATATCTTTAAGTAAAAGTACTTTGTCTCAATATATTAACGATGTACAATCTCCTGACCAAGATAGAATTTACCTACTTTCTAAAACTTTAAATGTCGGTGAAGCTTGGCTTATGGGATATGATGTAAATTCTTATCGCGTACCCGATGAAGAACGCCAAGAGGAAACTGTGATGTCAAAAATTAATAACATATCATCTCAGCTCACGCCTCCAAGACAAAGCAATGTACTCAACTACGCGAATAGTCAGTTAGATGAACAAAATAAAGTCACTTCTATAGATGAATATAAAGAATCTAAGTTAGTGTCGTATATTGCGTGTGGCGCAACTGGTGCTGGTATCGGAGAAGAATTATATGATGATATATTGCATGAAGAAGTATTTTTTAAAGAAGACGAAACGCCATCAAATGCTGATTTTTGTATTTTAGTTAATGGTGATTCAATGGAACCTATGTTAAAACAAGGAACATACGCTTTTATTAAGAAAGAAGATTCTATTAAAGATGGTACAATTGCACTCGTTGTATTAGATGGAGTAAGTCTTATCAAGCGTGTAGATATATGCGAAGACTATATTAATTTGGTATCTCTAAATCCGAAGTATGATGATATCAAAGTCGCTTCGTTTAGTAATATTAAAGTAATGGGCAAAGTTGTATTGTGATTAATAACGCCTATGTGGCGCGAGGAGGATGAGGGATGGAAGAGAACGCACCTTTAGAAACAGCAGTTAATAATTTTAAAAAGATTCAAAATAGCGAGATTTACAAATTTAAATATATGAATTCATGGTGTTTTGAATATTCAGAGTTTTTATTGGATGAAGTTAGATTGTTAAAAGAAAACAAAAGTTACACCAGATATAAAAAAGGCACTATAATTTATGTAAAGTTAGGTGTTAATGTTGGCAGAGAGTTTTCTGGAAACCATTTTTGTATGGTACTTAATAATCACGATTCAAATAAAAATCCAATATTAACGGTAGTTCCACTTACATCTTCCAGAAGTAAATTCAATGTGCATATCGAAGAAGATTTGTTACCTTTAGTATTGGAAAAAATGGACGTAACGGGTAAGGATTTAGCTAAAAAAATCATGAACAATCTTGAAAAGGTGTCAAAAGCAGAAAACCCATACGATCAAAAATTACTTGATGAAAACAAATCGCTGAATGACGACTTCAAAAAATATTCGAAGGTTCGCAAAAGATATGAGCGATTCAAGTATAAAAAGACCTATGCTAACGTTTTAAATATCACTACAATCAGCAAGGATAGAATATCGAAAATTAATAGGTATGACCCTGCCGGAGAAATATCATATTCAAAAGAAACAGTAGATAAAATTGAAAATAGTATAAAAATTAGATTTCTTAGTTAAATCGCTTGAACTACACTCTCTTTGATGGTATATTACATATATACAAAACAAGCCGCTGAAATATTTGCGGCAAGCTTCAAATTAGACAAGTCGCTGAAATATTTGCGACATGAGAGGGTGCATCTGCGCTCTCTCTTTTTTTTATACAATTTTCACGGGTAGCACGCCTACCCTTATTATTTTTTGCCAATTTTGAGGAGGGAGAAGCAAAATGCCAGTATATAAGGATGATAATACAGGTAAATGGTATTTTTCCATTAGATATAAAGATGTATACGGTAATAACAAACGAAAAATGAAGCGTGGGTTTGAACGTAAGAAAGATGCCAAACTAGCCGAAAGCGAATTTATACAAAATGTTAAATATGGATACTCGGACAATCAACCCTTTGAATATATATTTTTTAATCGTTTAAAAAATGAAAATCTTTCTGCACGCTCAATAGAAAAGCGAACTACAGAATATAATACTCACATAAAAGAAAGGTTCGGAAATATCCCTATTGGCAAAATCACTACTACGCAATGTACTGCTTTCAGGAATTATTTGTTAAACGATGCAGGTCTTTCTGTTGGCTATGCACGATCTGTGTGGGCAGGTTTTAAAGCAGTTATCAATTACGCCAAAAAGCATTACAAGCTCTTATACGACCCCACATTATCGGTAACTCCTATTCCCAGAACAAAACCACAAGCTAAATTTATCACTCGTGAAGAATTTGATGAAAAAGTAGAACAAATCACAAACGATACTTCTCGTCAGCTAACTAAACTGTTATTTTATTCTGGTCTTAGAATAGGCGAAGCTTTAGCTTTGCAGTGGAAAGATTACGATAAAATAAAAGGCGAAATTGACGTAAATAAGAAAATCAATTTAAGTAATAGAGAAATTGAATATAATCTAAAAAAAGAAAGTTCTAAAGGGATAATACCTGTACCAAAATTAATTAGAGAGATGCTTAAAAACATGTATAATGAATCTTCTAAAAGATATAAATATTTTGACGAAAACTATTTTATATTCGGGGGGTTAGAACCTATTAGATACGTTACCTATTCGTATCATTTTAAATCTGTATTCCCGAATCTAAAAATACACCATTTAAGACACTCGTACGCAAGCTATTTAATTAATAATGGTGTAGATATGTATTTATTAATGGAATTAATGAGGCACTCTAACATTACAGAAACAATTCAAACGTACTCTCATTTATATACTGATAAAAAACATCAAGCTATGAACATATTTGATTAA